ACGATCCGGGAGAACAACCTCGCCGAAATCGTGAGTGGTGCGGGCTCGCTTGGACATCGTCGGACCATCGGGCTCGAACGCTCGACCCGGAGAAGAGGAGGTTCGCATGCGGTTGTAGCTCGTGTAGTTGGTTCGAGATCCACCACCAGTGCGAGGACGACGAGCCTCTCCGAAGAGCATTCGCTCGACACCCTGACCCACTGCGTCGGAGATCATGGTCTTTGCCGCCGGAATAACGACATCGAACAGAACGTACTCGCCCACGGAGCGAGCATCATCTCCGGTGAACGTCTCCGAGATCTTCTTCCCGAGACTCTTCTTGCGGTGCTCTCCGTCAGCGACCTTCTCGAACTTGGGCTTCTCCGCGTTCTCCTTCTGGGGGCGCTTCGACTCCGAATCCTTGGACTTGTGGGTGTTGGGCGGGTAGTTGTTGATGCTGTCAGACATGAGGCTCGTTTCCTTTTCGGAGAAATATAGATCAGTGGGTGCGGAGGTACTTGACGAGAACCCAGACGAGCCAGAGTCCGCCGGTGATAACCGTCATGAAGAAGTCGAAGAGGAGGTTGAGGAATCCGTAGTGCTTGCGTCGAGCCATGATGATTCTCCTTTCAAGAGAAAAATAAGAAACCACTTGCCGATCTACCAAATGGCGGTCCAGGTAAGTCTCTCCAATGAGGGACTATTCAGCTCTCTCCAATGAGTGAGCCAAGGGGTTTCACTATAGGACGTGTAGAACTTGCGAATCAGGATGCCGATTCGAGAATGGTGAAGACGTCGCCTTTGACGTCGGGAATATGACCGTTCACCTGTCGAGAAATCATAGAAAGACTATGTCCTGTCTCTCGTGCAGCCTCGCTTAGACTGTTGAAGAAAAGGTTCGTTCCCTCGAGATGGACAGGCTTACTCGGGGTCGAGCGCTCGATGAAGTTCACAATCGATGGGTTGACGTTCACCACACCCTTGATCGTGTTGACGGTGCTACCGCCCTCCACGGAGACGACCGTCGGACGAACCTTGCAGATGATCGCACCGGTAACCACGGCACCAGTGAGGATTCCGCCAGCGAGAATATAGGTCTTCTGGTGTCGGTTGAGGTGGTCCTTGATCTTGCTCATCGGATTCCCCTTTCAAGAGAAAAATATAGACGCCGGGTTAAGGGCGCCTATATAGAGGTCAGACAGTATCGGGGGTGTCAGTCTTGTTCGAGTTGAGGTTCTCGACCACTTCGTCGATCTGATCCGAGGTGTACTTGGATGCGAGGTCGCCGACCATGCTGCTCAGGACGACTCCTCCGATGACGACCATGACCTTTCCAGAGGTCTTGATGTCGACGGGGGTTGTCGCCTTGATGGCATTGCCAACGACAGCACCAGCACCAGCGGAAGCGATCGTGCCGGTAATGGTCTTGAAGAGCTTCATCTTGTTCATGATGGTTCCTTTCGAGGGTTCTGTCCTGTCATTATATGACATGTAGAACTTGCGAATATGGGGCGCCTCTATGTGGTCGTTTAAGACAGCCCGTCGTAGACTGAACTGGGTGAGCGATATAGACCTCGTTGCGGTCTGCAGGGCGCAATGGTCCACTCTTAGCAGTCCCCCATACTCACAGGATCGATCAGGAGTCCGACTTCTTCTCCGACTTCTTCTTGGGCTTGTGACCTTCCATGCCCTCAACGGCCTTGGCTCGCTTCTCCTCATCGGAAAGATTGGCCATGTCGTCCGCCACCTGCTGAGCGAGCTGAGCCGGGACGACGCCATTCACGAAGCTCGCACCGGCGGAAGCGTCCGTAGCCAGCTGCATAAAGAGCTCGGAGAACGCATCCGTCTGCGAGAACTCCTCGAAGAGCTCCGGAGACTTGATGAAGCGACGACCGTCCTCAGACTTGACGCCGTAGGAGCGGCGGATGATCTCCTTGAAGGTCTCGATGATCTTCTTTCCGTCGTTCGACTTGGCGATCTCCTGAATGTTCTCGGCGAAGCCGCCCTCCTCGCTCAGCTCCAGCTCCAGGAGCTCAGCCTTGGTGAGGTTGAAGTAGAAGTCGTCCGTAACCTCGTTGCCCTCGAGGTCGTGGAAGGTGATGGTCTTCTTAAGCATGATACTTCTTTCTATTGTAAGGGTCTTGCGGGAAATATAGGAGAGAAAGACAAAAAGGGAGCACGTGTGTTTAGTACGTACTCCCTTTCTTCATCAGTCGTTCTCAGTGAGGTTCTCAGTGACCTTCTCAGCGACGTCGTCCTCGACTGCGTCCGCGAGGGCATCCACACCACGGGCGGCGATGCGCTCGAAGGCATCCAGACCGATCGCGAGACCGGCGGATGCTCCGAGAAGCACAGCAGCGCCCTTGATGATGGAGTCCTTGTTGGACTTAATCGAGGCGATGACGTTCTTATGAGCGTTCATGAGGGTTCCTTTCAAGAGGGGGTGACGGGTGTCATTATATGACGTGTAAATCTTGCGAGTCAGTGCTGATACTTCTCTCGAATGAGAGGTCGTAGGAGCTGAATTTCCTTCCGAGTCCTCTCAAACTCCATCGTCCCTGCACGACCACCGTCGTCGATCATCCGATTGAGGTGCTTCGTCAGGTGATAGTAGAGGTCGTACCAGCAATTTCTCGAGTTACTCTCCAGTGATCGATCCATCAGTCAAACTCCGTCCACATCTCGTAGAGAGTGTTGTCAGTGTCCCTTGTAGTATCCGCGAATAGGACCTACGAGGTAGTCGAGAGAGAGGCACGGGACACCATCACCCGTGAGGTGCGAGCTGAACGAAATATCCAGCAGGTGGTCCGAGCGCCAGCCGATCTCCTCACCGATGGCGATGGGATCGAGTCCGATCAGACGATAGAAGTCGTTCTGCGAGGCATAGACCTCGTTGATGCACTTCTCGTTGATGTCGTTGACGGCCTTACGAAGCGTCTGCATGTCGCTCTCGAAGTATCGACCCGTGACACCGTCATAGCAGAGAGTCTTGTCACCCTGGATCACGACGGTAGTGTCCGAAGGCGGGTTGGACTCCAGATGATCCTTTGCGATGTCATCTCGGACCAGCTGCTCCTTCTTCTCACCGAGCTGCTCGACGACCTTCTCCTTGTACTCCTGGAAGGCCTTGTCGGTGAGAGAATACGCGCTCATGATGGCCGCATTGCGTCGCGTGTTGACCGAGTGAGCACCGATCACACAGGCGACGGTCGCACCGGTCATCAGACCCGCGGGAATATAGAACTTCCACGTCGTCTTGACCTTGCCCTGGAAGGTGAGAAGCTCCTCGTTCGCACGACCCTCCTCGACCTCCTCGAGAAGTGCGTCAAGCTCCTGCTGAGCCTGCATACCGCCCTTTGCTGCCAGAATCGCAGCGCTCACGGTGCCAGCCACAGCCATACCTGTGAGAATGACGGGGGAGTTGTCCGAGAGTGTACGACCGAGGTTCTTCGCGATCTTCGAGAAATCCATATCAGTTGTCCTCCTTCTGAGGATCGTCCGGGGTGAGGTAACGAATGGCGAGCGGAACCGAGATGAGCGTAGTGATGCTCGAGATGATGACGCCCACGACGAAAGCGTCGAAGTACGAGATGAGGAACATGGGAGTTCTCCTTTCAAGAGAGTGAAAAATAAAAGGCGCTGGATCACACAGCGAGCAGGCTATAGATTTCTCTACTCCATCCTTCTACTATAGGGCATGTATTTCTTGCGAGTTAGCGAAGACCGAAGAGCCTTCTGAAGATCTCGCTCTCGATAAAGTCGTCGTAGACCGTCTCGCGATCGGGATTGTCCTCGCACTGACACTCTCGAACATCCAGAGTGCATTCATGACAGAGTGTGATGCTCATTTGAGCACCTTTGCCACGACGCGATCAGCCATCTTCCAGATGAAGTACGTCTTGATGATGGTCGTCGCTCCTCGGACAAAACGTTCATTCTGGACGTCCGTAGAAGTCTGCTCCGGCTGGGGAGCGCTGCGAATATGGGATTCCTGAGTCGACATGTCATGCTCCTTCTTGTTGTAGCGGAACTCGACGCGGCCATGCTTGAAGATCATCAGCTCTTCTTTCAGTGTGTGGTGAGAATATAGAGGATCTGCTTCGTCACCGCAATCTCCTCAGGCATCGAAAAGAAGTTCTCCTCGGTGTGTTCGGTGGATTCGCTCAGGTGGTTGTGAAGACGGATCTTCTGCCCACTTGCGAGCTCCAGCAGAGTGATCATGAGGCGTCCTTAGAATATCGTGCGGCGGTGAGTTCTTCTTGGTCCGCGATGTCATGCAGAGCGTCGGCGACGCGGCGAGCCTGATCAATCGGGACACGGACGCTGGATCCCTTGATCGAGATCATTGCATGACCCTTGTGACGGAAGGTCAGTCTTCGTACGAACGCCTTCTCGGGATCTGGATACATCGGTTCTCCTTTCAAGAGACAAAAAAGAAAAGGCTGCTGATTCATAGATTGCTCTATACGACAGCTCCTAGCTTATCCACTTTGTATCCCGGAGTCATAGATTGCTCTATACGACCGGACTAGGTTTATCCTAACTTCCTTTTCATTATAGCCCGTGTAAAACTTGCGAGCTATGGTTTGAGGGGATGAGCTGTGGGGTCATTTTTCACAGTTAGACCGTGCCGTCCTTGGGCACTCCTTCTATCCATCTCATTATACGACGTGTGAATTCTGCGAAAGAATATAGGACGTGTGAGGTCCTATACCCTGTATTACTTCCTGAAGAGCTTCTTCCAGAACGGCTTGTTAGCATCCTCGATGATCTCCTCACGAAGAACCTTCAGCTGAGCGATGTCTGCGTCGAGGTTACCAAGCTGGCGACCGAGCTCCATAATTCTGAAGGTGTCGGTCACTCCCTTGGCGCTCTCTTCGAGCATCTTGATCTGAAGTTCTCGCGTGTGGATGACCTTGTCGATGGTGTCAACAGTGTGGTACATGGCGGGTTCCTTTCAAGAGGGGTTTCATTATAGGCCATGTAGAATATGCGAGGCATAATAACATTTTCGAAAAAGGAGAGGCCATGTGAAAGATGAGAGAGCCTGTAGTGGTTTTCTACAAGCTCTCTCATCTTTGTTGTCTGTCAGTTGAAGTTCATGCCTTCGACTTCATGACAAAGCTCAGTGCCTTGGACGTCACGACGTGCAGTCGCTCGTGCTGGAGGATGAGGCCGATGCCGAGGAGGTTCCCTGCGACGGCGACCAGCGCATCGGGGCTGACGCGTGAAGATCTATTACTCTTCTTCATCGCGTACAGCCTTTCAAGCTGATCGTTCATCTCACGGAACTTCTCGGAATCGGCGCCTTCCAGCAGCATCTGCGTCTGAACGAGTTCGATCAGTTCCTGGAGGCTAGCAGGCTTGTCAGAGGATCGGTTGGTCAACGAATTCTCCTTTCAAGAGGTTCATTATAGGGCGTGTAATTACTGCGACGCCTTGTTGACCTTGAGAACGATCTCCTTGTTGTCTGCCAGATCAGGAAGCTCCTTCTTGAACTCCAGCATGAACTCCTCGTCGGCAGACGGATCGACCTTCATGGCACCGTCGTACTTAGCCTCGGAGTTGTCGTACTGACGCTTCGACACACCGATCAGGACACCGCCGAACAGTGCGATGGCCGTGATAGTACCCACGAACTGCTCACCATAGGGAAGTCCCCAGATCTGAGCAAGAGTGAAGTAGAGCGTTCCTGCCGCGGGAAGCGCGATCTGGACCGCGTACTTGATGTAGTTGTACGCCCTACTGGACAGAATGGGTGAAGTGGTGTTCATCAATTGTCTCCTTTATGTAGCATCTGCAAATGCAGGGTAAGAGCGGTCGCCTTCGGCGTCGCTTGCCCAGATATATTCAACGACCCTTTTTCGAGTCGTCGTGTTTCGGTCTTGAAAAGTGACGATGTCGCCTAGACTATAATCCGTGAGGTATTTGTATATACTGTCATCCGTAAGCAGTCCATCGACTAGCACACTTTTTTTATATTTAGCGAGCTCCTCTTGACCTCTCGAAAGGAGAACCTCTGACAATTCATCGCCGGTGGTCTTAGAGGCGTCTATGTCTGAGACGTCCACATTCAACACTCGACGTCGGTAACCGGTTCCAGAGCCCGCCCCAAAGACGAACATTGGCGAAGTCATTCCTTTCGTCCACAAGGAAGCGACGTTATACCAATCTTCTTCTGAGTTGACGTGTTCTACTTGAGAAACATTCCCATAGGACGGGTTAAATACGACGTTGGTTTCAGCGCCTCTGTAGACCTCCCATCGAAGTCTGGGACTGTTATCAGCCAGTCGGCATCTAAATGCTAGGTTGTAGAATTCTCCCAAATCACTGACTGCATCGTAAACTGACTGGGGCGGGAGAGATCTCCATACCACGTCAGAAGTGTCGCCGCCAGCTATAGAAGCCACACGAACTAGGCTATCAGGAATAGCGTCATTCGCATACCTAACGGAACCGGGTTCGACGGCTTCACGCATCATCCGAGCCATTGCGTCAGATGCCCGAGAGCGGTATCGCCAACCTTTCTCGAAATCGTCAACGGGGAGAACACGATATTTCAAAAAGCCCTCAATAGATATGCCCTTTGCCGTAAGAACGTCTCGGTCATTCTCGTCGGCAGCGGTATTGCACGACTCGGAAATCATTACTTGGTCGGACTTTTCGTGAGACAGAATGGATCCGGGTGCGAAAAACTCTCGAGCATCCTGCGTGTTGTAGGTCTTGATTTCGAACTCGCTAAAGCCCGAGTACCGGTCCGTCCAGATGATAGAGTCGTACTCTGTGAGGAATGCCGAACGACTATACGTAGTCGAATTTAGCTTATAAATAATCATTCATACCCCGATAAAGGACGTAGTGACATTTACAGTGAATGGCACCCTTACTTGAAAGTTTCCTTCCCCAAAAGTCCTAACCAGAAGAGTCGTGTTCCCGCCACCTAGAGTCATTGAGAAATCGCCTCTCACTACTCGATCGAGAATGAGTGTATTATTAGCCCACACGCCCTTCGATCCTCTCACTGAAGAGTATCTGTAGGAGGATCGAGAAACCACGGGAGAGGTAATATAGAACTCAGGATCGACATCATTCGAGATCATGACTGGACCGTAAGTGGCCGTAGTGTCGATGGTCACTTCAAAACCTGTAAGACCCGTCCCCAAGACATCGGCTAGGTTTAGACTAGTCCATGTAGTACCAGTTTTAAACTTTCCAAACTGCTCTTTGAAATAGGGATCGGGACAGATCAAAGAAATCGTAACGGTGGGACGAGAGGTAAAGATTGTAGGCTCATGTGTCTCCACATACCCATCAATCTGAACACGTCGTCCACTGTAGTATCTAAACGTCAGCCTAACGCCTCCTGTGGGGGGCAACGCGTTGTAAAGATTCTCTCGGGCCTCCATCACAGAGGGTTGAGCAGTTTGGTCCGTTCGATACTCAATGGTAAGTACGATATTTCTTTCATTTAGCGTCGATGAATTGTACATCGTGCCAAGACGACCAGAATATGCACTTGTGTTGATTGATGCGGCCGAAGGGCCGAGACCCTCAATCTCCAAAACTTTATAAGAAGACTGAGGGTCTCGGCCGACCACCGGAAGGCTAAGCACGTGAGTAGGGGTGTATCCTTCTCTATAAAATCTAGCCACATCAACTTGCCCTAGAGTGTCCATGCTTAAACCCCTTTCGCTGTTGAGACAAGGTTTCGAGTCTTTCGATAGATGTCTACAGTCGAAAGAGCCTTCGGTGAGTTATTTGTCTGATAGAAATTGACTGTCTTGACATCTTGAGTTCGACCGTTCTGGACGTCATCAAGAGTGTCGTTGGATGCCCTACGATCAGCAGCAATAGAGCTGGCTCGTCCGTAGGCTGTGTCGACGTTGATCGACTTAGGTGTGGCGAACATCGACGAGAGGTCTGATGTACCCTTCTGAATATCGGAAAGATCCATCACTGGGCGAATCGTCGGACTTGCGTCCATCTCCTCATCGACCATGGCGGAGAGTATCTGCATAGAAGAACGCATGGCCTCAAGGGCCGCGCTTCCAACATGCTCGGACGCCCTCCCGACATCTCGTGCGCCGTCATTCAGACCATTTGCGAAGCCTTCGGACGACCACTCACCAATCTTGATGAATTCCTTAGAAGGTGAGTTGATCCCCAGAAGGTTCTTAGCTCCATTCAGAGCATTCTGAGCAACATCCCGAGCAGCACTCGTGACTCGACTTACGCCATCCCAAAGACCACCCGTCAGACCGTTAATGATGGCCCTTGCCAGATTCTTCGCCGCGTTACGGAGACGAGTCTGGTTGTTGTTAATGCCTCGAGCCAGACCGTTGACGAAGTTAATAATGAGATTGATGCCCGACTGAATAATTCTCGGAAGATTCCTCGAAATGGAATTCAGGAAGGTGATAATCACATTTGTTGCTGCGCCAGTAAGTCGAGGAATATTCCTTTGAAGTCCCTGAAGAAGCCCCATGATCATGTTAGCACCCTTTTGAGCAAGAACCGGAATGTTCCGCTGAAGAGTGTCCGCCAGTTTCATGACCAGTCTCCAGAGCGTATCAATAGCTCGAGGGGCAACCATGTCAATAGCATTGAGAATGCTGATAAACATCACGACGGCCGTCTGCATCACGTCCGGAGTCAGCGTGCGAAGAGCCCTGAGAACTGCCTGCACGATGACAACAACCGTGTTGATAATGTCGGGAGCGATTGTTCGAATGGCTCTGAGAATCGATTGCAGAACTGCCACGATAGCACCGACGATTGCCGGAGCACCTTGTCGAACCACGTTTGCCAGAGCGACAATCCCCTGACCAATCTGCTGCATGGCGAAGGGGATAAGACTGAGAACCTGCTTGAACAGACTCACCAGTGCAGCTCCCGACACCAGAGCAGCAGTGCCAAGAGCCGTGAGGCCCGTAGCAAATGCTAGAACACCAACGCCCGCGGCGAGAGTACCCACACCCAGAAGAGTGATAGCGGCACCCAGAGCGAACAACGTTGGAATCACCGGAGCAAGGAGAAGCCCAGCCACACCGAGAACAGTAAAGGCTCCCGCCAAAGCCGCAAGCGCCACGAGCAATTCGCCCCACTCGAGCTGACTAAGAGCCAACAGAACCGGGGTAAGAACCGCCAGAGCACCCGCAACCACGATGAGAGCCGCGGCTCCTGGAAGGGCGCCTGTCATGAGATACATACCGCCCGCAATGATCGCGAGCGATGCAGCAAGGACAGCGCACGCCTTACCAATGGATTCCCAATCCATGGCCCCCAACTGAAGCAGGAGCGGAACGAGAACCCACAGAGCAGCCACCGCAACAAGCATGGACGCAGCACCGGCAATGATACCGGTCATAAGGTACATACCACCTGCAATGATGAGAAGTGATCCGGCAAGAATCGTAGCTGCCTTAGCAATCTCATTCCATGACATGGTCCCCAGCTGAATAAGCAGAGGAACAAGAACCCACAGAGCAGCCGTAGCAACAATCATTGATGCTGCGCCGGCAATAGTACCCGTCATGGCGTACATACCACCGGCCATGACCAGAAGAGCCCCGCCAAGCCCAATGAGAGCTTGAATCAGCACGTCCGAATCCATGTTGCCAAGCTGATTGAGCGGCCCCATAAGGAGTTTCAGAGCAGCGGCGACAATCACCATGGCGGCAGCACCCTTGATGGAACTTCCACCGAGAGCACCATATCCTGCAACCGCTAGAAGAGCTCCACCAACGCCAGCAAGACCCTGAAGCATACTTTCCCAAGACATTCCTGAGAAGTCTTCCACGGCACTAGCCATGACCTTCAGCGCAGCACCGACAAGAATCATCGCGGCCGATGCTCGAACAAGACTTCCGTTCTGCTTCGACATGATCTGAGCCCATCCCGCGAGAAGTCCGAGGGAAACGCCCACACCAGTCAGACCCTTAGCCAGTTCCTCCCAAGAGAATCCAGACATCTGACGAACTGCAAGAGCCAGAATATTGATTGCTACCGACAGGAGAATCATCGAGGTTGCCAGAATCGGCATCTTGACAATTCCGGGACCGGACGCGATCTTCTCAAAGGCGAGCATGGCAATGCCGAGCTGAGTGAACATCACAGTGATCGCCGTGAGCGACTTAGTGAGATCTCCCGCGTCGATCATCGAAATGACAAGGATGGCCGCCGCAAGAATACCAATAGCTCCAGCAATCTTGAGGAGTGTATTGGCCTTGAGGTTGGTCTGCATGGCTTCGAGAGAGCCTGTGATTCCATCGAAGATCTCTGTGATCTGTCCGAGGAAACCGCCGCCCTCACCACTGAGAAGTCCCGTGATATCATCAAAGAACTTCTTGAAGATGAGGAACATCCCCGCGAAAAGACCGGTGTTAAACATGTCAAGAAGCGTGTCGAAATCGAAGTCTTCGAAGAAACTAACAACAGCCTCTCGAAGGTTGAACAGCCAATTGACGATTGGCGAATCCTCCTCGAAAACCCCGCTGACGAAATCTCCGTGAGCAAGAATGTTCCAGACCTGATTGAACGCATCACGAATGGTGAAGAGAACTCCAACAATTCGATCGCTCTCGTCAAAGAATCCTCCAACGAAGTCTCCTCGAGCGAGGATGTTCCAGATCTGATTGATTGCCGATCCGAAATTCTTAGCTGCCTGGATGGCATTGTCAAAGAACTTCACAAGACCGCTGAATCGCTTCTCAAAGTCCTTGAACGGGCTAAGGTCCATGTCGAACGAGAACCCATTGCCCGAAATCATGTCGATTAGGCCCTTGATGAATCCGCCAACGTTCTTGACGACCGTCCAGATACCAACTCCAGCCGCACCGACAATACCGGCGATGACCTTGACAACGGTCCCGACAGTCTTGAAGACCTTGGTGACGAGACCTCCCTGCTTGATGGTCTCATGGAGAGCCACCAGGAAATCTCCGATGCTAGCCGTCACATCAAGGAAGCTACCACTGCCGGCTCGAGCAATCCCAAAGACATCCCCGAACAATCCGAGAACGCCCTTGAGAACTTCCCAACCGATTCCAAGAATCGCAAAGACGCCCTTGAACGTCCGCTTGACCTTGTCGATGGTTCCGTCTCCCATTTTGAGGGTGGCGGTGAAGTCTCGAAGCTTGACCGTGAGATCGTACAGAGTCTGAGCAGTGATTGGCGGGAAGATCTCCTGGAAGGCCTCCTTGATCGGAGCCATCAGTCCCAGGAGAGCATTGAAAGCGTTGGCAACGGACTCGATGAGTACGTCTCGACCTCCAAGATCCTTCCACCCTCCAACAAGATCGTTTCGAGCTTTAGAAGCATTGTCGACGATTCCGCCAAGAGCCTCACTGGCTGCAGTGAAGACCTCCTTAGCCTCCTCGAAATCACCAAAGATCAGCTGCCAGGTCTGAGCCCATCCCGAACCGACGGCTTCTTTCAGAGTGTCGAGAAGCTGCGACATGGTCTTAACCTTAGTCGCCGCATCCTTAGCCGTCTGACCGAGCTTCTCGATCTCCTTGATCTGATCGTCGGTGTAACCCATCTGCTTGAGCTGTTCGGTGGAGAGGTCTCCGGTGAACTTTGCAAGCGTCTCGGTCATGACCTCCGTAGTGAGCCACTCCTCCTGGAGAGACTCTCGGAAGCTACCGTTCTTCTTGATGAAGTCGTCAACAGAGATTCCCTGGTTTCGAGCGGTCTCAATCAGGGCATTCTGAAAGACCTCGCCACCCATGCCGGCGTTAACGACCGAATTCCAGTCCATCAGTCGGACGGTTCCCGAAGACATAGCCTGAGAAAGCTGGTACATCGCGGTGGATGCCTGCTGAGAATTCGAGCCAGAGAGCGCTGCCAGGTTAGCAATACCCTTAATGGCTGCAGTTGACGTGTCCAGATCCACACCAGCCGCGGTGAACGTACCGATGTTTCGAGACATCTCCGCGAAGTTGTAGATGGTCTGGTCGGCGTAGGTATTCAGCTCAGCCAAAGCCCCGTTGACGTCCTCAAGAGTCGATCCCTTAGACTGGGTGTTGGCAAGAATAGTCTGAATCGAGTTCAGATTGAGCTCGTATTCCTCGAGACCGTCTTTGATCGGGTCGATCGTAAGAGATTTGACAAGCTGAACGCCAGTATCGACCGCACGATTTGCAATGTTAGCAAGAGCGGTGACACCCACAATACCAAGAGCCGAGAATTTCGAAGCGATGGTCTGCACGCCGTTAGCGAGATTCCCCATCGTGAAGTTCTTTCCTGCGGAAGCAAGTGACGAGAGGCTCTTCTTAGCCCCATCGAAATTCAGACCCTTCTTCAGAGAGTCCAGAGACCGAGAAGTCTCCTTAACACCTCGCTCGAACTGCCCGTTATCGAACTTCATCTGTACGACGCGTTCATCGATGCTGCTCATGCAGAAGTCACCTCCTTCCAGACACTCTCTGCGATTTTGTCAAATATAGGTCTAATGGCTGGATTAATGTAATCTCGCCCTTGAACGTAGCCTCCCGTTCCCGTCGCATAACCATACTGGAGCATGATCGCCACAGGGAATCCGTTCTCTACATCGTAGTTGAGCCATGTGATGCTGTAGCTATTACCACGTTTTCCAATCTCATAGCTCCATGAATTAGCCGCGAGGCCAGAGCTTGAGGGGGTGGCCGAGGAGAGTGCAGCCACCCCCTGACGCCCGTATCCATCAAGAGACCTAAAAATCTGTCTCTTAGACATGTTCTTCAGAAAATTCTCCGTCTTTCTGAAGCTCCCTTTTGACTGAAATGATACGAGCATCAAAACCTCCTAGTTCTAAGGATAGTCGGGAACCGGCCCAACGTTGACCCAACTTCCGTCGAAAAAGATGAGAAGCTGATCGTTAACGATCATCGCATTTCCCTCCATAGACTTTTCTGGAAGGTTCTCAATGAACGTTGCAATCGACTTAGACTTTTGTGGGGTGCCTGTCCACTCGGTTTTGGCTATCTGATTCTTATACGAAAACGACAGGTCGCCATCAAAATATGGAATAGGCTCGTCGCCCTCTGTAATGATCAAAGAATCAAAGTACATTCCTCGAGTATCGCCGTTGCG